TCATCGAATCGGAAAGCGCTGAACGGGCTCTAGGATCTCGATCTTCCGGTGGAAGCGCACGCAATTCGCGACCGCGGCGAACTCGGGCACGCGTTCGATGATCGCCTCGCACTCGGCATAGACGATCCCCGCCTGCTGCCCGTCGACCGCTGCCGAGTAGACTTCGCCGCGTGGCTCGCATTCGGGCCCGACGAGGTGCGCCAGCACGAGGCCAGCGCAAAGCCCCGTTTTCCCGTTGCCCTTCGGTTCGCTCTTGATGCCGATCCGCTTTCGGCGAAGGCCTTTCTCATCGAGGTCGCCATAGATCGCCAGCACGAACGCGCGCTGCTCCGGCAGGAGCCGCATCCGCTTGCCAGCGAGCGGACCCTTCGTGACCGGCAGCCATTGCAGGAACGAGATGACGCGCTCCGCGCGGGACAGACCGGCACGCATCCAGGGCAGACGACGCTTCCGCGCCGGCAAGGCCTCTCGAGCTTCACGAAGGCGACGAGCGCCGGGGCCGCGCAATCCCATCAGCGCGCCCCCGAAACTAATTGCGAAGCGAATTCCCCATGCGGTCGCCGGCCCCTACTGCCTGAACTCTTGTCCCCCCCGGCCACTTGCGACGATGCCCCTGCATGACCCGAGCATGACGCGTGGCGGGTGCTAGTGCGCGAAGGTTCGTCACCCAGGCTTCGATTGAAGGGATGGCTGGGATCGAGTGGCAGGCCGTCGCGGCCGATACGGTTCGCGTATCCGCGTGGAGCTGCTGCCGGCTTTTGTGAACGCGCCAGCCGAGGCGCTTGGCGGCGGACCGGATCGCTGCTTCCGAAGGTTCAGTGGTGTGCATTGGAATGTCCCGTTTTCTAGAGGGACAGTCCAGATCTCACATGATTTAAGGAAAATCGCTTGGAGTTTTGAGGATAGTAGTCTTACGACGAAAGTCGTAGGCGCTGTTGGTCCCAATCCGCCTTCGCCCGCTGGGTCACTTCCCGTGAGCAGGTGTAGCCAACGCGTGCGCCGAGAAGCTTCTCGACCTGCCTTGCAGTGCGTTCTCGACGAAAGATGTAGCCGGCCCATCCATTCGCCGAGAGTGGCTTCACCTTCACCTGAAACTGAGAACTGCCGGGCCGGTCCCACTTCCCGCCAGCGGCGCGGAGAAGAGGTTGCCAAGTCGCTTTCTCGGTCATGGTGCCGGCGACAGCACCATGGATATGGAGGCGGCCATCATCCGAGAGATCGTAGGCCAGCACGTGATCACGAGGCCCAAGCGTCGATGAGGCGAGAAGCTTCACGAAGCGATCGTGGAAGAGCTTCCGAAAGCGATTGGGGTTGTCGTTTGCAGCGCGGGCGACATCACCGCCGAAATTGATCGAGATGGAGAGAGCTTCGCCGCTTGCGGATACGCTTCGGAAGAGGTGTGCGAGCTTGTCGGCGCCCGTAAGGTTTCGCCATGGCGCAGAGCCGAGACTGAGGGCAGTGAAGGTAGGCTTCGGGCGACGCCGCGCCGCGATTTCCTCGACAACTTCCTTCAGGGTTCTTGCAGGAGACGATGCAGTGGCGGTGTAGGGAGCAGGGGGTGTAAGAGAGGGGGTTGGAGAGGGTGTAGAGTGACTAACTAAAGTGTCCCCGGTTCGCTCATCGCCGCAAACTGTGGTTTCCGCTCTATGGGCGGACCAATTTTCGCGGGAACTTGCACCAGAACGATTCGTAACTTTGCGGCGCTGAGCCCATGCCAGTTCGGCCATGGAATCCAAGTCGTCGAGACCGTCGTCGTTAGCCGCTGAGGCAGTTTCAAACGCGCGGCGCAGGGAGATAGCCGCCGCTGGGAGCGAAGAGGGGACAGACATAACACCGATCGAACGCAGGCGGCTGTCGAAGCCGTATTGACGAGATTCTCCGGCAAACGACGATTTTGGTCAAGCTTATGTCGATTAGATCGTTTGACGTCGATTTGCCATTTCTACCGTTGACGGCCTTATTAGTTTGGCGATTGGCCTCGAAGCTTGATTTCAGCAAAGCCGTTCAGTAAGCAGCTCTCACACTGATCGACTTTGCCGGGCCGCTTGTCGGCCCGGCTTTTTATCGGTGCCGTGAGTGCGCGTTGTCTGCGAACCTAGATACGCAATTGCCTCGCCTTTCGAGACGTCCCGCTCGTGCTGGGATATGCCGGGGCAAACGAGATTTGAGAGAGACAGATGCCTGGCACGCTGCATCCCGACGCGACACTTCACGACATCGTCGACACACACCCAAAGCCACGCAGCTTCGTGGCAGGTATCCGGCATATTATGTTCAAAACCGAGAAAGACCGAGGTCCAGTAGTGGTTCGCATCGGTGTAATGGGTGAGGGGATATCTCCCAATTTCAGAATTGACGCGGCTAATGGGCTTTGGAGTTTGGGCGCATTCGATGGTGTCAGCTATCAACCGTTCAACGCCGTCGACCGTATTGGCAACTGGAGCACGGCGAGAATGTCGCTTCCTGAGGTCGACATGCTGCTCACAGAGCTAACCAGACTGAAGCGCAAATAATCAGCCGCGATCAAAAATACCCCCAGGACGCCTGGATTTTCTCAGCTCGTCCCCCACGATGCTGCGAACCTGACGCTCAACGGCGCGAGCGATGTTGTCGCCTACCTGCCCATTTTCCCGCTCGTTCGATCCGGGATTGCCGTTCACGGTGACGTGGATCGGCGTGGAGATCGACGGGCCGCCGATCGGTCCCGCACCGGCGGGCATGGCATCCGCGAAGCCCGATCCACCGACGAGGCCGCCGCTTGCAAACCGAGGCATGCGGCCGGAATTGATCATCGACAGGATAGGCGCCCAACGTGCCGTCTCACGGGCATTGATGACGTATTCGCCATTGGACAGCATCGCCGGGATCGAGTCCGACGTGCCGGTGCCGGCGCCAGAGACGAAGCCGCCGCTGGCGAAACCGAAAATCTTCCCAATGCTCGACAGGATGCCGAAGCCACCGCCTCCACCCGTGCCGCCGGTTCCGCCGCCGAGAAGGGCGCCAAACGCCTTCGTGACAAGGTTATCGATGACCATCGAAAGCAACTTGTCGGCAATGCGCGTAAGCTGGTTTTGTAAGGCTTGAAGAGCATTCGTTCCGCGCATGATGTCGGAAGCAAAGACCGTCGCGAAGCCGCTCGCTGCGCTCCGAAGTTCTTGCATCGTCCGAAGCTGAGAGAGCTGTCCGGCCATCTCTTTGCCCTGCGACGACTTGGGATCGACGCCAAGCCCTCGCACGCGATCGACATCGGACTGCTCACCGGAGGTGCGGCCGAGGCTTTCACGGGCGCGTTTGATGTCCTCGTCGAAACGCGTCCGAACGTTGTCACCGGCCGCTTTCGCGCGCGCGTCAGCAAGTTTAAGAATTTCTTCTCTCTGCGCGCGCAATTCGGGCGTCAACTCGGCGCTGGATGCTTTGATTAAATCCTGCGCGTTCTTGAACTGCTTCGAAAGCTCGCCACCCTTCTCGCGATCGGCGGTCAACTGTTCTTCGACAGACTTCAATTTCTCGGCGTCTTCGGCAGTCTTAGCGTACTGCTCGCCTTCCTGCCGAAGCTGATTGATCTTCTCCGTCTGTGCGCGGCCGGATGCAGAGGAGCCCGTCGCCTTGCGCTCCAAGATCGCAAGGGCTTGCTCGACAGTGCGACCACCGCCGTAATACGCGGAGTTGCTCGACGTCAGCCGAGGATCGATCTTGTCGAGGATGGACTGTGCCGACGATCCACCCTGTCCATCACGCTCGGCGCGAGGTAGAGCGGTGATGCCACCGGCGCCGATGTTGTGCGCGCCGTACAGGTTCCGGGCGGACGACGAGAAGCCGGCAGCGTTCAGCGCGGCTGCATTCTCTTGCGTTAAGTATTTGATAAGCTCTTCCTGAAACTCGGGATCGTTCCGAAGCGCCAGGATCGCGGCACGTCCTTTATCGCCAGGGTTCTTTTCGGCGATCGAGGCCGCAAGCTCGCCCTTGTGCTTCTCGAAAAGCCGTAGCCAAGTGCTCTCGATGAACTGATAACGTCCAACGGCGCCGGTGAAGGATCGGGCAGAGTCGTTCGTGCCGCTCTCGGCCGAGCGGATCGAGTTGTAATAGTCGGACGGGATCGCGGTCTGCCCGATAGCCTTATCGTTCGCTTCCTTCTTGTAGGCCGAGATCGAGCTATCCCGTGCGGCCTCAAGTGTAGCGACACGGGCTGCTTGCGTTGCCGCATCACCCGAGAGCTTCGCGTTGCGAATAAGCTCCTCGTACTCGCGATTGATCTTCGCGAGGCCGGACTGGAACGACGAGAGGCCCGCCGTCGCCTTGCTGAAGTCAGCCGCACGAAGCGCAGACGCGGCAGCGGTGCCACCCTGTTTGAGATCCTCGCCGACGAGGCGGACACGGTCGCGGAGGGACTGAAGGGTCTCTTTCGCCTTATCCGCACCGCCGTCCAAGCGATCGAGCACCGCCGGATCGTCGAGGATGCTCTTAAGGTTCGTGTACTGGTTCGCGAGCTTCTCCGCCGCCTCGGCTTCGCCGTCGAAGGCTTCGATGAGCTTTCCGGCGGCCTTGGACGCGTCCCGGATACGTAGGGCTTCCTGTTTCTCGGCGTTCAGCTTGCGCTGTGCTTCGGTCTCGGCCTCTAGCTGTATTGGTCCCACGCTGCGCCGGACTGTCCACGTCCCGCCGTCGTCGTGATGACGAGGAGAGAATTGTCTTCCTTTGCTAGGCCCGTTTTCAGCGCTTCCCATAGCCCGGAGTGATCTTTCCAGGCGTGAAGCTCGTCGGCGAGTACAAAGGCGGGCGTTCTGCCGTGTTGCGTCCCGCCATCGGCCGAGATCGCCTCAAGCTTCGTGCCGGTCTTTAAGTTACGGATGAGCTTCGTGTGATCGGTGATCTTCGTGAGGCCATTCAGGCGCCTATCGTTGCGGATGATCGAGACCGCTTCGCTGTAGGCAATGCCCGCCTGTTTCTTATCACTCGCCGCACAGACGATCTGTCCATATTCGCGCTTCTCGGGACCGATGAGGTGAAGCAACGTCAAGGCGGCGCCGAGGCTCGTCTTCCTCGCCCCGCGCGGGACCATGATGAAGCACGACTTCACGATCCTGTCGCCACGGAAGACGAAGTTCGCCGGGTCGTCGACCTCGTGGCGCGGGCCGTAAATCCGGCGGACGATGCGCTCCACCCATGGGTCCAAGCTGAAGGCTTGCCCTCTCTTGCGGCTTTTCGGGTGTCTCAGATTGCGGAGGAAGGTGACGGCGCGTTCGCCGTGGCCGAGCGGATCGGCGATCGCCGATCCGTCAGTCACCCAGGAAGGAGAGGTCGTCGCCATCGCCATCGTCGCGGAGACACGCCCGCGATCTCGCTACAGGGGTCGCGCCGATCTCGCTCGCGATCTGCCGCGCCGTGACCATGGCCTTGTCCTGCATGCGAAACATGCGGGCATCGATCGTCCCGGACGCGCGGATGAGCTTCTCAATCTCCCGCACACGGCCGAGCGCGACGCACAGGAACTCGACGAGGCCCATATCGGCCGGTTCTAGGGTGCGGCGCTGGACAAGGTCCGGCATGATCCGTTTCCACTCGCTCTTAGCCGCCGGAGACATCCAGGCGGGAGCGCGGGGAACTTCGGTGATGCTGCCCTCGATGATCGAGGAAGGCTTCCGGCCCTTCACGAGAGCGCCCTCGTGGAGCACCGAAGCTCCATGTCTCGGCCCCGGTGTCCGATCTCCCGGATCGACCGGATGTCGTGATGGGCGCCGCGATACAGGACGCGATCGGCCGTTCCGACGTTGGCATGACGGCACCTGAACGTGAGAACGCTATCCGTCGAGGCGCCGGGCTCGCGGGGCGTCTCGGTGTCCTCGGCGGTGACAAGCTCGGCCCGAAGCGTCGCGATCGTGACCCACGACACGGTGCGCTCACCGGCGGCGTCGACCGCAACGGTCTCGCGCTGGATGTCGATCCGGCGGTTGAGGAGGCCGGACCTCATTGGAGCACCTCCACGACGGAGCGAACCGTCAGGACGCCATGGGCGAGCTTGCCGCCGGGATCGCGCATGTAGCGGCCCGAGACGAAGCGCAGGCTGTGAATGTGGATGCCCGGAGCGCTCGGAACGTCGTCGAAGAGGCATCCAAAGATGGCGCCACCAAGCTCGCGCACGGTCTGCATGCCGGGCTCGTCGGTCCACAAATGCAGGGTCGAATTGACCTCGTAGAAACGCGTTGCGACCTCGCCGAGCGCCGGGGTGACAGGGGATGGTGACGAGGCTGCGTTTTTCGCTTCGGGGCCGAACCACAGGGCGCGAAGCACTGCCCATGCGATCGGCCGAACCTCGTGGATCGGGCGCGGGGCGATGTAGGTCGTGACGAGATCGAGGGCGTCCTTGTCGGACATGCCGCCGCCGATGAGGCCGAGGCGGATGGTTTCGATGATCTCACGGTGCGTGAAGACGAGATCCGCTGCACGGGCGAAGATGGCGCCGATGCCGAAGCCGGTGAGCTTCTCAAGCTCGGCGATTATCGGCGGCGTAAGGCACAGCGTGCGCTCTTCCGTGCCGATGAACGCCTTGGTGGCCCGAAGAAACGGGCCATCTCGTTCACACAGAACCGGCGAAGCTCAAGGTACTGCGACGAGACGGGATCGAGGCTGAGCTGCGAATAGTCGACCTCGGCGGGCAGGACCGCCGTGGAGCCGGAACGCTCTCCGCCGTGCGCTGCCTGCCAAGCGGCTTTGACCTTCGCGAGGGCGTCAGGCGAGGCGGCATTCTTGATTGAGAGCAAGCCGCTCGGACGCGCGCCGTTGCCGAAGAGCTTGGCGCCGTGGCGTTCCAGCACGAGCGCAAGGCCGATGGCTTCGCGCCCGATCCAGGCCGGAGCACCCTTCGGGGCGAGGAGGTGGAGAACGTCGGAATAGGGCAGGACGCGCTGCCGGTTCGGGCCGGACACGCGATAGAGGGGCGCGCCGTAGGGATCGGCTTCGATCGTGACGGTCGCGGGATCGAGCCGGATCAGCTCGACGGGGCGGCCTTCGCCCGTGCGGATGATCTCGGCGATGCCGCCTTGACGATGCAAGAGCGCGTCCGCCGTAAGCATCTCGACGAAAGCCGAGCTCGCGGTCCACGGGTTCGCGGCGTCACGGAGGAGCGGGGAAAGGGGATGATCGCTGGCGCGCTCGCGGGAGCCGTCTGCGGCGCGCTCGTAGAGGTGGAACGTGCAACGGCTGACGCCTTGGGCGATAGCATTCACCGCCGCCGCGACCGGCGAGCACTGCATCGCGCTGGTCGGTGTGACGCTCACACCCGAGGCGAGGGGCGTGCTGCCAAACAGATCGAAGAGGAACGTCTCTGGATTGGCGATGCCAGACGTTTCCGGCGCGGCCTTCGTCTCAACAGGTACGCGTCTAAACAAGCGGGGAAGTTGCAAGATACTCAAGTTCTCGATTGCGATACGTTATAATATCACATGCGAGCAATGAGAATCAGTCAGCGTTGACTTATTTTCCCAGCGGAAGCCCTTTCGGGTGAGTCAAAGTGACTCATGCCGGCGGGTGCTGCGATTGCCGAACAGAAGTCCTAATCTTCTAATACGGTGATCTCGGCGGCCTCAAACGCTACCAAGACTTCTGTCTCATTGTACTTTTTCGATAGAAATTCGACGGTCTCACTGTCGACGCCATTCCACGATCCCTTGATGTGAAGAAAACGATGTAGGTCCGTGTACATCAAGACGGATCTGTAAAATCCAAGAATATTCTCATACAATCCGCAGCTATTATAAGCCTCTTTGAAATCATCGCTTATAAGAAGCTCAAGATCAGAGATATACTTCAAGCCAAATCTGTCAAGCTCTTCTAGTAATCCAGAAGGATTATCGATTTCGTCCCAGATATTGATTTTAACCGTATAGTATATCCTTTCAGCTAGACTTTGAAGACTTAAGATATTTATTAGCTCTCTCGAAAGAATGGACCTATCTTCCGATTTTAACTTTGATCTATATTGTAAGATATCTTTCGATATGCGATCAAAGGCGCTATCGGCTATCTCGAGTAAGCCCGAGTACAAATTAATTTCTCTCTGAATGTTATCAGGCAACCCTGTAGAAAATTTGTAAGATCTGTCGTGGGCTAGTTCGGCCCATGCATGCTGAAGTACTGTTCGCACCTGGATTTCAAATTTTAGGCTGGCAATCGAATCATATTCCGCTAGTTGTGATCGCGACGGTCCCAGGGTGCATACAAAGTGCGAAGACCTGTACCCCATTCGATCCAGCCCGAGAACTTCCGATCTATCCGTGCTGTTATCTTCATCTATATCAAAAAGATTCCTTATCACTTCTATGCATTGAGAAATTTGGGAGGCAAAATACACAACGATCCGTATGCCTGTGAGATCCGTGAATTGATTATCAAGGTCTTTGTATTTTTTTCTCTCAATCTTATTTTTGGCCGATCCGTAATCTTTGACCCTTGTGGTGACGCTTAACGTATCAATCTGATTGCGAGCTAAGACGTTTTCAATCAATGCTTTTGCTGTAGGTGATAATCTGCTGTGCAAAGCCAATCGCTCATTAAGCCATTCCTCGTTTGACAAGCGCTTCTGCTTCATGACGCGGCTCCGCTCGCGTTGTTGCTATTGCCGCCGACGTCCAGGCCTTCGTAGGAAACACTGTCAATTAGCTTTACCCGCGCTTCAAGCTGGCCCTCAGTGAGTATGCCGTAGCGACCCGTCGTTGTCGCCTTCGAATGGCCGAGGATGAAACCGAATTGCTCGTCAAGGAACCCTGCCCGGCGAAGGGCGTCGGTGAAGGTGTGCCGGAAGCTATGGAAATTGACGCCCGGTCCAGCCTTCACGCCGATCTCGGTGAGGTACTTCCCCCATTGGCGGGAGAAGTCGGCTGCGACCTGTCCTCGCGAGTTGGTCTTCGTGCGAGGGAAGAGCCGCTTGTCTGCCGCCTTCGATCGCTCCGTGTGGTAGTCAAGGAAGCCGAGCCGGATCAGCTCGTGGTGGATCGGCACGACACGCTGCGAGCCCTTCGTCTTCGTCGTCTTCCCGCCCTCGCGGGTGATGTGCATGATCCACCGGCCTTGCTCCTCGCGCACGTCGTCGACCGTGAGCTGTCCGAGCTCGCCGAGGCGTGCACCCGAGAACAAGGCGATGAGCGGCAGCCAGTATTGATGATCGCGGACCTTCACCGGGCCGGGGAGGTGAAGCTTCGTCGGTGCGTTCTCCTCGCACCCGGTAAAGAGCGGGGAGGCGAACGCGGCGTTGAGCTGCTCCGTCGTGTAGGATGAGCCGGTGCTTTCGTCTTTATTCAGACGAATGAGCAT